TTGCACTGCCCCATGTTGATGCACCCCATGCACCAGCGCCCCATCCTGTTCCAGAGACAAAGGCATTTAACCCTGTGTTGATTTGATACACACCTACGGTTGACGAACCGCCATTGCCTGTATCACTAGAGTTTGCTGTTACTTCCGAACCGGACGTATCTTTTGCAACAATTGTATAGCTACTGGTATTTGGCACAGATACAATCTGATACTCCTGATTTAGCACTGCCGCAGTAATGTTGCCGCCTAAAGTGGTTGCATCTGAAAATGTTACGAAGTCATTTACCACTGCGCCATGAGCAGTATCGCTTACCGTGATAGTTGACGATCCGTTTGTTGCAGAAAAGGTTACGTCGCCCGCAGAAGTCGTAGAACGAATCGGTGTGATGTCATTAAACGTCGTGCCTTCCGCGATATAGAACTTTAGGTTAGTTCCAACACCAATGTATTTAATCGATTCTAACGATGACCAAGAGTGTAATGATCGGGAAATCCCCAAAAACGAACTGGTACTAAACTTCTGCCAACCGCCTATTTTTTCGGGACGCCCCTTCCTAAACCTAATTTTATCGGAGTCAAACCAGCCTGCATCAGCAGTGTATTCCGTCCCTTCCTTGTCAACTCCGGGATTGAACTGAACCTTGGCTAGTGGCATTGATCATCTCCCGCCAAACTGACGGTTAGCCAGACCTAAATTATACCTACCAAAACCACCGATGCCCTGACCACCAAAGCCGCCACTAAACACCTGACCGCCGCCTTGATTTGGAGGCAACTGCATAACAGGAGGTGGAGGAGGTGGCGGTACATACGGCTGATAATGCGGTTGTGCAAAGCTAAACATATTGCTTGGCACACCGTAGCCAGAAAATTGGCCTGCGTATGGGTTCATCCTTCCATAAGAAGACCCAAAGAACGGCATCTGAAACTGTCTGTTCCTGCCCGGCATGCGAGGTGGCATAGGAGGTATGCGAGGCGGCATAGGAAATGGAAAAGTTCTTGGTGGTGCAAAAATAGGTGCTTGTCGCGGCGGCATTGGTTGAGGGAAGAGCCTGTCTATCGGCATTGGCTGGAACTTTGGCGGCATCGGCAGAGGTTTAACTCTAGGCTCTACAGGGCCGCTTTTAAAAGGAACAGGCTGTTCTATTGGTCCAATGTCTGGCTGAGGTGGCGCAGGCGGAGGAACAACACCGTCTGTCTGATAGGGGTTTGATCTGCCGCCTTTGCTTCCTAGGCCGCCAACCTGTGGGGGAGGGAGAGGCATATCTGTTTGAGCCACAGGCATAATCTGATCATTCAAAGATTGCATTCTTGGACCATCACCAAAACCACCTATGTCCATACCCAAACCGGGTTCTTGCATCTGTGCAAATGCGCCCTGACCGCCACCCTTACTCACTGTATTCACCTGTACGGATCATGTCCGTTACATCTAGAGCGCGTGTGCCTACCTGACTGGCCCATCGACTGTCTAAAAATTCTGTCGCCGCTGTTTCATAGTCATGCACATTCATAGCCGCAAGCGCTTTAGAAAACTTCTTAAGCGATGTGATGCCAATGTTGAAGCACAAGTTAATCATTGCGTCTTGCCTTACGTCGTCTAGCTCTTTGAACCAGTCGAAGTGAAACTCTAATTCTTGACGACATCTTTTTATATCATTGTTCAATAGATAATCTATTTCGTCCTCAGACAGACCAATGCCGCCGTCGCTGTCTAGATTTCTACCCACACCACAAGTAATCTTTGACTCGCTACATAGGTATGCGTGAGTTCTGACGCCTTCATGTATTTTCAACTGCTCAACTAGTTTGCTCATTTAGCCCCCGATTTGCTGGCACCAAAATAAAAACTTACTACCGAAGACACGATACCCCCAAGATAGCCCAACACCAGATTAACGATTCCGTCATCGTTTGCATCTGGGGGCTGGATTGTAACCAGCAAAATATAGCCACCAAATAAAATAACGGAGATAAGCGCGATAGCTCTCGCCGTCCAATCTTCAGCAAATGATTCTCTAGCATGTTGTGTGTCCTTTGCTTCTAGAGCAAATACATCTACCTCTAGCTCTTTCATGCGAACTTCAAAATCAAGCTCGGCCATTTTTATTTCAGCTAACTGCTCAGGTGTGGCTTGCTGTAAAGCTTTCTCAATCTTTTGAGGTGTAGGATCACAGCCCAAGACGTTTGCCAGCATGCCAGCCGCCGCACCACCAACAGGACCACCTAGTGCCGCCCCGATTGTAGGAGCAAGCTCTCCCACTAAGCTTTTGATTGCATCAAACTTCATCGCAAATACTCAACTGCACCTAAAGACGCCAAGATAAACGGATACATCGCAAACAGCATTCGTTCGATTCTGTTAAATCGCGCTTGTCCTTGATCAAGCCGCCTTTCGATCATTTCTCGCATAAGCTTACACTCAGCTTCATGTATCTCGATGCGCTTTAATGCTTCTTCTGCTGTATCCATTAGTTACCACCTAGTGGGTTAGTTGCATCTATAGCCATCCATAAATCATCCATGTCGCGCTCAAACCTCTTGAGGCGCTCATCTAACGTGCTTAAAGCATCTAACTTACCAGACACACGTAGCTCTGTTTCGGATGATGTTTTTTCTACTAAAGCAATCCTATCTCGTATGTCTAAAAGTTCCTGTTGTGCATCCATAATCTGCACTAAATTAGCACCTAACTCTGCAAGCTTACCCTGTAGGTTTTCTACATCAGCCGCTGTCATTGCTTGTTCCATGTTCGATAGCTTTACGTCCATTGCTTGCAGACGTTGCGCGTTAGTATCGCGCAGATCATCAAAACGTGTAGCAAGCGCTTCTGCCTGTGCTGTGGCCGCAACTACCGCTTCAGACTGCTCAGTAAGTTGTGCAAAAAACTGTGATGCCGCCCAGATTCCGCCCCCAATTGTTGACCCAAAAGTTAATACAATGGCAATCCAAACACCCTTTATGGACGTCCCGCCGACATTAACTTCTACATCTTCAAGGGCCACCGTAAAGACACTCCTCTTGATCTTCCGCGAACCAGCATCCGCCCTCTGGTGAAGTAAGCCAAAACTCTTGTGTTTCTGCTCTGGTCAAAACATCGCCAGCAGTAACAAAATAGTTGCCTAACTGAAGTCCTTGAATCGACTCACCACCGTCAAATGACACCCATACAGCTTCAGTCGCTAAATCAAAGAAAACGGATGCGGCTTCCTCGTAGGTAACGCGCAAGTCAAATGCCATCGTGTTAGCTTGATCTATGAGTCCTTCGTCATTGGCAACGGCCATGTAAGCCGCCGCAACTTGTATGGCTTCTTCTGTGTTAGAAAGAGCGTCGTTGTATGCTTCAATCTCTTCATCTTGCAGTGTCACGTCATTGGCACCCATGAATTCTTGGAGTGCCATAGCCTCTCGCTCATCAGATGCAGACTGCGCGTCCTGTGCCATTTCGTTAACAGTTGCAACCATAATAATTGTTTGTGCGGCCTCGACATACGCATCAATCATTTCAGAAACCGTGTCCATCGCTTGATCAGCTTGATCTTGAAAGTATTCTTCGGCACCGGGATTGTATGTATAAGTAGCGGCCATTACTTGAGCGACTGCCGCGTTATAAGCGTTTTGTTGATCTGTCGTTATGTGGCCGTCTTTCGCCATAGCGGGTGCTATTAGGCCGTCATGCGTGTAAGCCTCTCCACCCGCAATAGTTTTTATGCCGTAAGCAAATGTGTCGCGGATACTCTGAGAAGTATTTACAAGATCGTCAATCTCTGTCGCGCAAAGTGGAGCGGAAGCGCTCACTAAGACTGCCACCAGTAGAATCTTGCTCGCCATTCTCATCGCTACCCCCAGCTAACAATTGATCATAAAAATCAGAGTTCTCACTATAATCAGGAATCCACAACTCTGGATCTTTTTTTATTGCCAATAACGCATTCTTGCCCACCAATAAACGTCCTGATCGTATAATTGGACAGGGAGTCGCTGACATAAACATTGCTCTCCATACCTGTGCGTTCTGGCACATCAGGCTCACACTTGCTACTTTCATCCCCATGTTAGAAAGCGTGATCGCATTAAGCCTGC